ATCCGCTTTCACGGGAACGTACCCTAGTCGAATCCGTTTATCTATGCTGTCGTAACTGTTAGTTGTCGATAACCAGCAAACGTGCCATCCCTTCATATCAGGAACAGCGGGCAATGCACTTTGTGTCCATTCGTCTTTCCACATCTTGCGACGCTCATCTGACGAGACCATTTTGTCTTCTGGAGCCTCGCGAATCGTGTCGCGACTGCCGCGATTTTCGCGGTCTCCAGCAGATAAATTTTTCTTTAAACGTGAATCCATTTTATTACTCCTTAACCGTTATTGTTGCGTGCTTCTAAGGCGTAGCGTCGAATCATCTTCGCTCGTTTCTCAGCGTCATCCCACATACCTGCATCTTTCATGGCTCTCACCTGTTCGGGTGATAAGGTAAATGAATTACCTCTACCATTATTCGATGCAAATTCGCGTCCTGAACTCGTCACTGCACTTCGCGGTCTAGAGCGTGGCTTCTCATCTGCATCTTCAGTATACCTGTGGGGTACTACTCTTTGCAAGCGCTTGTCAAGTTCTGTCCAATACTCCGCAGTTTTTGGGTCGTAACCCTCTTCTGCAAGGATGGCATCCTCGTTCAATGCGCGGCGTGAGTCGGGGTCTTTCCCGTTAGGGTCGTACCACGGGTTATTTGCCATCCAGTTGCTGGCATGGCGTTGGAGTTGAGGGTCTGGAGCCTGAATCGTGCGCTGATTTTGCGGTGCAACAGCGCGTTTCTTCAGATTTGCCAAAGCCTCTGCCTGTCGGCGTGCTTCAAACCACATTTCCTGCGCAGAAGTCAGCAGTTCACCATTACCACTGCTGGTAGCCTCGGAAATCTTCTGTTTTGCGAACAAAATGCGGTTATTTTGGTCTTCAATTGCCTTGTCTAGACGCGCAAGGTCACTTCCGTGAGACTTACGCTCCAAAACGGAAAGGCGTTCGAGCAATTGCTGGTTCTGACGCTCCAAAAGGGTCAATTTGACGTCTTTTTCGGTCGAAACAGCCTTGTGGTACTCCTTGCGACGCAAGCGTTTTTGACGCTTTTGCTCACGAAGAGCCTCTGCATCCTCGTCTACAGCCCCGCCAACGACCATTTCCTTCTGTCGGGCGCGTTCATCAGCCTCATCGGAGTCTTCGTGACCTGAATCTGGCTGTTCATCAGGAGATGGGATGCTATTTGGCAACTCAATTGTTGCCGAGCCATCTTTTTCTTCCTGAATGACAATAACTTCTTGTTCTTGTTCGGTACTCATACGAATGCCCTCACTTCAAGTGGGTTACCTGTGATTTTGGCAATCACCTCGTGGTCGTTCAGCACCATAAATTCGACGTTTTCGTCGTCTCCATGTGGAACCAACCAGCGGTCGCCAGTCCATTTTGGTACTCGTAGGTAATCTCCTACTTCGCACCGTATACCTTCGACCCAAGGCTCCATCGTGTCGCGCTTTTTGAACGCTAACGGGCCAAACGCAATCACTTTAGCGACGGGGTTTTGCGCCCGTTCAGTGTCGCGAGTCTCTTCAGGCAAGATAATCCCAGATTGAGTCATTCGTTTCTTGGCTTTGCGCAGTTGTACTAAAACTCTTGCACCAAGGGGAATCGCACCGGGGTCTACAACAGGAAATGCTTCCTGTAAATCAGCGGAATTACCCGCTACCGTGCTATCGGTCATCTTCATCTTCTTTCAAAAGGTGGTTTAATATTTCCAAAGACGCTTCAAGTCCGAGGTTTTCTCCGACTAGGCGTTGGTATGCATTGAAGTCGGACGCATTTCCATGCGCCAACCCCTTTGCAATCTCAGCCTGACGCGCTTTTACAGCGCTTATAAAGTCGGAAATTAACTTCATGCGTTGGACTTATCGACGCCTTTGGGTTGGGAGAAATTCCCGTGGTCGCTGTTAGCCTCTGGCATAGTCGCTGTTGATTGCTCTTTTAGTGATTCACCTGTTATCCAAGCGCCAGCCGCCATGCGGGTCTTCTGACGTACTTGTTCCGATTGCAGTTCTTTGACTTCTTTTTCCATTTCATGCTCCTAAGTTGCGTTGTGTGGACTGGTTAAGTTTGATTGCAGTGTCTTCCTGCTCCTTACGCAGTTTGACCTCGTCCACGGTCAACTCTGCGGTCTTGATACGCTCTTGCGTCAAGTTGTTTTCGGCGTTCATAGCCACCTTGGCATCCCTGTCCTGAGCGTCTTTTTGCATTTGCGCTTGGAACTTCTGGGTGTCGAATGCCAGCCTTGCTTGGTCTGCGGCGGTACGGCGCTGTGTCTCTGCCATAGACGCCTGTAACACAGCCTGAGCCTCGCCTTCCATTGGAGGTGCTGGTGGCTTGAACTGTTGCATGAGTTGACCAAGTTGCTCCAGCGCAGGCAACACGCCTTGGAACACCTGTGCGGAGTCCAAACTGACGTGGTCTGACGCAACAGCAATAGCGCGGTCAATCTCTTTTGCAATCTTGGTGTCTTCGTATTTGCCCAAACTGACATCTCCTGCGGCAAGGACGTAGCCCTGTACCTGTTGGGTGTACCAGAGCATCATGTGTTGCTTGATATGCTCCAGCGCCTGCGGGATGAACTTGGGCGCGATGAGGCGGTTTGAGCCTAGCATCGGGTCAAGCGCAAACGTCAAGTGCGTTTGGATGTGCGCAAGGTGGTCTTGACGTGGGTAAGCGAAGGCTGGTTTGCCCAGAGCCATAGCGCTGTTCTCGTCCGCCGCGTTCAACTCCGCTGGCTTGCCAGTGTTTGGCATCAACTCGTTGACGTTAGGAACCTTGAGTTGCTTGAGCATACGGCTTACCACCGCACGCTGGTCAAAAATCTGTGGGAACTGCGCAGACAACTGCATGACCGACTGCATCTGTGCAACACGTTGTGTCTCAGAGAAGATGTGCGGGTCGCTGACAGGAACCACGTCGCTGTTGCGTCGGAAGTCTTCACGCTTGATGGGCAACTCAGCAACGATGTCACCCTTGCGTTGCTCGTCCAAATGCCAGCGGTTGATACGTCCAAGGATGTGCAACACACGGCGCTGGGCGTCATGCAGGCGTGAGTGGATGGAGGAGAACACCACCGCGCCCTGCTCAATCAACGCCTGAGTTGTACCCACTGGCATATTGCTGTTGGCGTCTGCAATCTTCTCTTCGGCTGTAGTCACCACGCCTTTGGCTTCAGTCGTCAGCCAACCCAGCAACTGGAACAGCACAGGGGAGGGTGGGTTGAAGGGCATGGGCATCGCAATCTTGCGGATGTCGTCCACACCAATACCGCCTTCAATCTCCGTCACCTGCGTGATTTCGACTTGGTCAGACTGACCAGAGACTTTAGCCCCTTTCAGTTTCAGCATCGTCAGGGAGTTGTTGACGTGAGCAGTGTCCAGCAAGGCACGCAATGACCCCGTAGCGGCGGCGGAAAGCCCTCCAATGAGGTGAGGTAGCCCAATGGCATACGCGCCCCGCCAAGGGATGAATTTGAACTCGACAATCCAGTCTAGCTTGGTAAGGGTGTCGTCGCCTTCTTCCCAGTTGCGGTACAGACCTAGCACCTTGTTGTCTAACTCGTCAATCATCAAGATGTAGGGCGCGGTATCGCCACCAGTGCGGTCGTCGTCGTCAAGGTCAAGCCAAGTGTAGATGTGGTAGACACGGCGCAAACCGTCTTCACCGTTTTCAAACTGCTTGCCTTCAATCTTGGCGTTGGCTTTCTCAGCGGCGGTTTGCTCTGGTTCTGTCGTAGTGCGAATAAAATCAATGTCGCGATACAACCCGCGCTTAATGCGTTGCTTGAACTCCCACTCGCTGATGTCCTGTTGCTCCGTCACGCGCTGTGAGGTGTAGAAGTTGGCGGATGCAAAGGGCAGAAGGATGTTGTCGATAGCAACAAACTCAGCGCAGGGGCGACGCTTCTTGTCGTCGTACCACATCTTCATAAACTGCGAACCACCCAAAGGCAACTGGGTCAACATCTGCTCCTGCTCGTCGCGGAACTCTTCAATTTGCTCAGTCAACTGCCAGTTCATGTAGTCGCGCTTACGCTCTGCGACTTCAGTCTTCTCTTCATTTACGTCGCCCAGAATCTTTGTCTTGGCTGGCCCATCAGGCGGGAACATTTCTTTGATGGCGCGGGAGGCAAAGTCAACGCACGCCTCAGCCATCATTGGGTGTACAACCTTGGAGGCTCCAAGGAACTGCGCACCACCCGGCGCATCGTCCCCCATACCAGTCCTGCGCAGACCCTCTTCGTACTGCTTGTCGCGCTTCTTGCGGGCTTGGCGGTCGTTGTCAATCAACTCTATGTACCGCATTGCCAGCGACTCCAACTCGCGCACGCTGACAACCTCTTCAGCCAAGTTGGCGTAGAAGTCTTCGTCCTCGGCGGGGCCTTTAAAGTCCTCCAGTTTTACAACAGCGGAACCGTCAGGGAGTTCCTCGACTTCGGGTTCCTCGCCGGGGAGCATATCCACCTCCGCGCCCCCCTCTTCGGTCATGCGGATGCCGTCAATAAAGCGGTCTTCGTCTGGGCTAATTGGAAATTCGGTCGCCATGTTTAATCCTTATCGTGACATTGCGGTCAATCCGCCACGTCGTTTCTTTGGTGCTTCTTTTGCAGGGCGCATATTACCCATCTTCTTAACGCCCTTTTTAATCAAGCCTGCTGGCGCGAGGATACCCGCTATCGTTTCAGAGATAGGGAATTCGTGTTCGCCAATCATTCCTGCCTTGCGCATTGCGTCGATGTATTGCTCACTGCCAAACCAAGGCTTCTCGGACGATAGGTTGGTGTTAGCCAGCGCGTCAACTCCCATCAGTCCCAAGTTGGCTAGGTCAGGGATACCGCCAAGGTATTGAGCGCCAGTGCGAAGAGCAAAGTCTTTCACTCCTCGTGCGCTTTTAAGTTGGCTGGCTTCGTCTTTGACGTTTTGCTTTGCCCACTCGTATACCTCTGGGGCGTTGCGCTTGATGTTTGCCCAATCCTTTTCCGTAAGCAGTGGCTCACGACGTGAGCCTTCAAACGGGTTAGTCTCTTCGGGTGAGGCGATTCCACCACCGTCAAACTTCTGAGGCTTTTGCCATTGAATGGTTTTGAATGCACCACCGCCATTGGCGTAGACGTCAGGAAACTCAATAGGGGGGCGTAGGAAAAAAGGCTCAGACTCTGGTGTGACCAAGCGGTTTGAGCGCTCAAGTTCTTCTTTTAACGCCTCAATAAAATCTTCTTGTGTCCTGCGTGGCATACCTTCACGCAAGTCACCACGGGGGTTAATTTTTACAAGGCTTGCTGGCGCACCGCTTTCAGACAAGGCGCGACTTCTATGCCTACCTTCGTGACCACTGATTTGTGGCTTAGATGGAATGCCCACTTCATCTTTGAAAAGATTTAGGTATGGCACATCATCAAACCCGTCGAGCAAGCGTTGTAGATGTTTGATGTACTCATCCGTTGGGACTGTCATCTTATCAATGTCGCCTTGCTTTGCCAACTCAGCCATCTTTGGGCCAACGCTCACACGTTTTTGCAACTCATTTGCGTACCGCTCAAAGTCTGCTGGGTTTATGGTAATCATTGCGCTGGCGTTGTCGCCAGTAAATGCCTCCTTGAGCGCGTCCTCTTTGTACATCTTTTCAAGGTTTGGAATCTCGTCAGCCGCACGCTCGACACGCCTTGCGCCGTAGTTGCCTTTCATGTTGCGGACAGCCTCGCGGACGTTGTTCATCTTGCTGGGGATAAGGATGCCGGGGGCTTCTAGCCCAATACGGGCGGTTGGCATCATGTTTATCCGCATCTGCTTTTCCGCTTTTGTCTCAACGGGCGCGTCAGCAAGCAAACGCTTACCAACACTAGCAAGTCCAGAGACTACTTTACTTGCCTTACCACCTTTATCCATATGAGCAATACCGCCGTGGGCTTTGCTCAAGTCAGGCTCGTTGATGTCGTAGGTTCCACGATTGCCAATAGCGCTCTTGACTGCGTTAGGTCTATAGGACACCACCTCAGACAAATCATCACCACGGTATTGCATGATGCCGTCATAGCCCTGAGCCTGCGCTCTTGCTTGAATCTGCTTGCCGATGTTTCCCTTGTCCTCGAACGCCTTCTCAACCAATCGGATGGCGCTGGCTTCGTCCATGCCAAGGCTCATCAGGGCATCAGCCGCTGGGTCAATGTTCCTGCCTGACTTGCCAATGATGAGCGGGTTGCGTATCTGAGCATGGACTGGCAACATATTTCCGCCCGCTTGCCCTTCACGCAGTGTGCCTGACGCACGGTCTGCCATAAACTGGTCAGCCATCTTCTTTGTGTAGTCGTTACCTTGACTCATCATTGCAAGCGCATCGTCATTTGGAATGCCCGTATAACTGCTTGCGTGGGCAGTGTTGGGGGTCATGTATACCCCAGAACCTAACGCGCCCTCCTTGCTGGGTTTAAGGCGTCGGATAGCCTCTTGCCCCTTACCACCTTCGGTCGCTGTCGTGCCGTGGTACAGGCGCATAGGCGTCTTGCTCTCAGCAAGGAACTTTTGGAGGTTGGCTTCACGCTCTAACGCAGGCAGGCTGTTGTCAGCCATCAAGCGCTTGCTCACGTTAGCAATGCCAGACGCAAGTTTGCCTGCCTTGCCACCTTTGTCCATATGGGCGATGCCACCGTGGGCTTTTTTGATGTCAGGCGTAATTGCATTCAGGGCGGCATCGTAATGTTTTTGGAACCTACCCAAGTCCATCTGCCTTGCACCCTCAACTCCCTCGCTGGCAATGCTCTCCAATGCGTGGTTAATGATTTGTCCAACATGGTCTGGATGGATAGCGCCAACGCCCTGCACAGCAGACTTCATCTGGTCTACGGGCATGGTGTCCGCCATCTCTTCAATCTTGTACACAGGGACATCCTTGATGCCCAATTGGCGCAAGGCTTCTAGCCTGTGCTGTCCCTCAATGACGTTGTCGTTGTGGTCAACAATGATGCGACTTATGTAGCCTTCGGGGCTGGCGATTTGGTCAGCCAGCGCTTTGACTCGCTTGACCTCGTTAGGGTCAGACATCCTGACGCCACCTGAAAGTTTATCGATGCCAACCGTTTGGTTTCCTACCGTCTTTGGGTATCGGAAGTTGGCTTGGCGAACATTAGCAACATTGTCACTAGGTGGCTTGACTTTGGGCGCGACTGGCGCATCTTGAAGCAACCTTTTGCCAACATTGGCAATGCCCTTGACCAACTTACCGCCGTCAGCCATAAACTCAATCTTCTTGAAGCCAGCCTCTCCGCCTTTTGCCATACCCATGCGGGCGTTGATAGCGGCTTCTAAGCGGGCGTCAGCGGCGTCGATGTCTACCTTGCCACCCTTTGCCATACCACCGCCAGACATACGCTTTGCCATTGCTTGGGCTAGGCGTCGGTCAGCGGCGTCGATGTCAACCGCTCCGCCCTTCTTGAATCCCTCGCGAATCAAGTGGCGAATGTACTCGTCATGCAGTGCTTGGCTTGGGAGTCCTTCGCCCTCAAGACCTAACGCAAGGTCGTAGTAGCCCGGCCCCTCGCCCTTCACCTCATACGAACCGCTTTTGCGTCGTTGCACAATCTCTGGTGACCACGGTCTTTGGAAGCGCTCAGGCTTCTTCTCCTTGAACGCCTTGTGCCAGTCAGGCAGGAATATTTCGGTCGGCGTGGGAATCATGTTGACGTTCATGTCCTTGCCCGTGAGCAGGGTGGGGAAGCCGGGGTGCAGGTCAGGGCGATACACCGACTCCTTCTCCAGCTTGAACAGGCGTGGACCCGCCGCGAACGTCGGGACGTCACCGCCATGTTCAGTATGAAGCAGTGACGGTTCCGTCTCACGCTTGAGCGTGTCCGTCGGTTTAAAGATGACACCCTTACCGCTCTTCTCGCCACCCAATGCAACACCACCCTTGCTTGGTGGGATGCCTTGACCCATCATCAGGTCAGCAAGCGCGGCTCGTTTCTCAAACGTGTCAGCCTGCCTCCAAATCTTGGGGTCACGGATGTTTGCACCTTCGCCAAAGTTCAGGGCGAGGTTATGGTTAATCTTGGCTTCCAACTCTGGTGACAGGTTCCCTTGCTTCATTGACTCAAGGAACTGGCGCTTCAGCTTGTCAAACACAACAGGGTTGGTCTTGAGTTGGTTAGCGGAACCGAGCATTGTCGTCCACACCGTGGGGTCAGCCTCACTGATTGCGGAGAACGGAGCGCCACCGATGTTCCCGCCGCCTACACGAGTGCGGTCAGCCTGCGTGGTGGTGACGCGCTTGACGCCCTTCTCCATCTGTTGACCAAGAGCCTCAGAGGCTTTGACTGGGGGTTGGGACTTGATGAGAGCCGCGCCTTTGCGACCAGCCTCAGCGCGTTGAGCGGCGGTGATTGCCGCAATCGCCTCAGCTTCGTTCTCCCCGTCAGCAAGCAAGCGCTTCGCTATGTTGAGTCCGCCCTTGATTGCTTTGAGTTGTTTGGGTTCTGCCATAGTTACACCGCGTAGGGATTGACCCGCTCTTTGCGGGCATAAGCATAGTCATCGTCGTCATCATACCGAGGCTCAGGGTTTATGTCGAGGAAGCCCATGTCCTTCATTAACCGAATCGCTTGCGTTGCGCTGTCGACATAGTCGTCGTGCGTCGAGTCAGGGAACGAGCATATCTGCGATAGGAACCCTTCGCACCAGTCCTTGACGTAGCCCTTGCGCACGCTGGACTCAGGGAGCCAGACACGCCCAGTGGCGAAGATGGAAGCGGTGATTTGCAGGCGTTGCATCTTGTCCGCTTTGCCGGGGTTGTACCCACGCACAGGCAGGTGAGCCGCACGCAGTTCTTGAATCAGAGAGATACCCGCCGCCTTGTCCTCCACCAGTATCAGGTCAGGGCGCTTGGCATCCTTGCCCTCGCCGTAAGAAACGCGCCACTCTTCCAGCACCTTGGGCTTGAGCAGAGGGAAGGTGAGGTGTTCAGCCCAGCAGTCGATGAGCAGGACGGACATTGGCCCATCCTGTGGCTTGAACACGCCCCACGTTGTCATCGCGGTCGGGTCGTTGTACTCCTTGTCACTGAAGGCGCAGTCATACGACTGGACGATGAACTCGAACTTAGGGAAGGGCTTGTCCGCTGGGTACAGCTTGAACATATCGCGCCCGACCACCTTGCCGTCCTCAAGGTCGACCAAGAGACCCATAACCTCCTGCTCGTACAGCTTGGAGCCTTTGTACTGCTCTAGCTGGTTGCGGAAGGATGACGCTAGGTTGGCTTCGTTCTCGTAGGTGCTGGCGCGGTCAATCACCACGTCGTCGCCCTCACGTCCCACCAAGTCAATGATGAGGTCTTTGGGGCGCGGTGTCGTTGTCACAATGACGCGGGGCTGGTCACCCAGACGCAGACCCATCATCATCATGTCCCACGCCTCACCAGCGCCGAGGTACTGGAAGGCGGCTAACTCGTCACACCACGCGAAGTGGAATTGAGGGCCACGCAACCGCTCATACGAGTCGCCACTGATGCCACGGATGATGGAGCCATTGGACAGCTTTATCTGATGGTCTTGCTTGTTGTAATCGACCACCAACTCTTCGGGGATGCAGGCGAGTAGTCCTGACTGCCCCTCAAAGCAAGTGAACTTGATGTCATTCGACGTTGGAGCCAGCACGAGGCAACGGCTGTTCGGGTTTGTCCATGCCCACCACCAGAGCGCCTCAGCGGCGGAGCGGGTCTTGCCTGCACCACGTCCAGCCAGCATCATCCAGACGGTGTAGTCCTGCTCTAGCGGTGGCGGTATCTGGTAACGGTGGGCGCTGGCTACCCAAGTAGCGTGGGCGATTAAAGCGATTCGGTTATGCTCAGGCTCGGCATTGAACTCCGCCTGTACATCTGGGTCTGACAGCAACTCAGCCAGCACGCTTGGTCATCTCCATGTTGCGGATAACCTCAAGGAACTTGTTGGCGTTGGTGTCTTCGGTCTTGATAGCGGCTCCACCCTCCACGCCTTCCAGCGCCACACGGTCGCCGTACTTGCGGGGCTTCAGCTTCATAGCCGTCCACTTACGCGCCTCTATGCGGTTCTTCTGCCAAGCGATGTATGTCTGGTCGAGGGAAGTCCGCCCGTCCTTGTCGGTGTACTCAGGGGGCATCTCGTCAGCGATGTCGAGGATTTCGTCAGCGTTAGTGTCAGCCTGCTCCTCCCGTGCGCGTGCGTATTGCTCCGCAAACAGAGGATGGCGAATCAACCACTCGTAAACTGTCGACTGCGCTGGGAACACTCCCACCGTATCCGCCTTCAGTATCTGGCGTAGGCTCATTCCCTCACTGAGCATCATGCATATGAGGTCTGCTGTCTTCTGGTTGAATGTTGTCGGGCGTCCCGTTGTTTTGGGCGCTACAGGCGTCTTTGCGGGCGTGGTGCTACCTTGGGCTTGCTTAGTAGCCTTCGGTGTCTTGGCGGGCTTCTTAGCCGCCTTCTTGATGGTTTCTGGCATAACCCGTAATCCCCAGTGAACGTGAATGAATGACTCAAGTGTATTCGATTCGCTTTCATTTCGCCAATTGGATACTTATCCACGGGCATTGGATACTTAATCGCGGGTCACTGTATACGCAGAAACCGACTCGGTTCTACTTCGCTTTAGATTCGCTACACAGTCTCTTGACGTATGCGCTGGATTCTTGTTTCATGCAATCCTCCTCGTCCAATGTGAAGTCAGGAACCCACATCCAGAACACGAGGAAAGCAATGAACATTATACCAATCACCACCTTCTCAAGCAATGACTCTTCTTTCATTTTGTCTCCTCCTTATGTTTGGCTTCAATTACATAATCATGGAACACGCTACCTTTGGTCACGTCACCGACCTTATGCGCTTTGACCCAACAAGTTTTACCCGTATTTAAACGCCTTAAATGCCCCCTACGGTCATGCAATCTAGGGCTTGCGTGTGTACCGCCTTGATGTCCATTTTTAGGCTTGGAGGCTTCTACAACCACCGTTGTCCAAGCGTAAGCAGGCATCTTGCCTTCTTTGATTTTGCGTTGGTTCGTAAAAGTTGTTTTGATTTCTGGCTTATGTGACTGTACTGACTGACATAAAGATTCATACCAATTGCCGCAAAACCCAAGCAAAGTTTCCGCCATTTCTTTTGATATTTTTGCGCCTTCATCTACTGGGCCATACCGCAACATATCACCTTCAATCAAATAAACCATTGGTGGAAATTTAGTTGGAACCTGCCCTGTC